CCCTTTTTCCGTGTTCTGGTCGACAAAGACTTCAAGCGTTTTTGTTCTTTGACCAATCCGCCCCGAACCGTCTCAATTGGGATACCAGATTCCAAGGACCGTCGAGCCTCGTAAAGTGTTTGGCGGGTGCCCTCAACAGCGCCTAAAGCATCGCCTTTTTCTTCGCCGAATCCTGATTTGTCGTAAGCCCTGTTTATTGATGTCTCAGTCTCGTCAAGCATGTCATCGTCGTTGAAAGCACTGGAGTAACGAGGCTTCTCTGGCTCAGCGGCGGCTCCACCACCTGTAGCCGTTGCCCCGCCAGATTCTGTTTGAGTTTTTTTACCCCAGCGAACTGACGCTGCGTAAGCCCCAGCCGCCGAACGGTTACCACCAAAAGACTGCTTCGCTTTGACCAGTTCAAACATCACTGATTTATCAGTCACTTCCCTGATGCTTCCCGCTTTTTCAACGGCTTGGATGACCATCGCATAAACGAAGTCAGACATGTGTGGTTTGAGTGATTCAAGAACGATGATGTCCGATTGATTCATTACCCACCCGTGTTTTCTAGTGAACCATCCTGTGAAGTCCACAACTTGACCTTTGCGTTAGCAGCGATGTCGGTCTGGGAACGGGTTGTGCTGTCTAGTTTCTTAGTGGTAATCATCAGGCGGTCACCTTGGCTCTTGATTCCGACAACACGCTCGGGAACCCTGTTAGCGCCTGTCGAGATGATTTGACCAGAGGAAATAGAACCAGCGGTTGTTTCCGCAACTTTGAACTGGATGTCTTTACCGCCGACCATGGCGGAGCGGTAGGAAACACCGCCTTCAGGAAGAAGCATTTCTGGGCGTTTTCCAGACCATCGAACTTGGGCTGCGTATTGTCCAGCAGCCGAACGGTTTCCGAACTTACGCTTTGCCATTTGAAGTTCCATGGAAGCGACGACATCTGTGAGGTTTCTGATGCCACCCGCCTTTTCGACCTGTTCAACGACATACTCATAGCCGTAATTGGTCATGTGTGGCTGGAGAGTTTTCAGGACAATTTCATCGGCGTAGTTCATGCTGCTGCCTCTGCGTAGAAAGCGTCGGTGTAATCAACAACCAACCGCTTGAGCATTTCATGCAGGCGCTTCACGGCTCCTTTAGCGCCTCGAGCCTCTGCCAAAGGGCGGACACGGAACTCTGCTGCCGATGCAAGGTTCCAAGCACCGAACGCATCGCCATTCACATCAGCCTTTGATGCAGCCTTGACTTCTTTCTGGGCGACGACCAGTTCTCTTCCAGCGGGGGAATCGGCACCTACAGCGGCGATTGCTGCCGAGTGTGTCTCGCCAATCTTTTCCATGTTCATGGTTTCGCCAGCACCAGCAGGATTCGATGTTGCTACTGCACCATCAGAAGTCCCTCCTTTGCCCCTCTTACCCCACCTGACGCTTGCTGCGTAGGCTCCTGCGGCAGAACGGTTACCGCCGAAAGATTGACGCTGTGCAGCCTTCTGGAGAACTATCTGGGCGTAGCCCTCAACCTTGAGAACACTGCCCGCTTTGCGGACTTCGTCGATGACGCCAATCCATTCACGCTCGGAAACGATTTCCAAAGCGGAATGGTGCAACGCATAAAGGAGCCGAAGGTCGGCGTTGTCCATCACATCGCCTTAATTCGAGCAAGGATTTCGTCCACGAGCGCCATGTCCATAACAGGACTTGCGATTTCTGTGTCTTGTTGTCCAGCCAAATACAGTGCAGTGTTTTTTCCTGCTTCTTCGTACAGCAACTCGTCGTTGGCGTCTTGGACAAACCCCATTGTTTTGGCTTGGTCCAAAGTTATTTTGCCTTCTTGCATGCCCGCATAGCGGCGAAGCAGTTCATAATCCATTTCCATAATTCTTTACTTTCCTGAGTAATTCTGCTTGTCGATGAATGTCTTGTATGCAGCAGCGTCAAGAATCTTTCGTCCTCCGCTAGGGGTTATCTCAAAGATTTTCTTCGTAGGACCGTTTGTGTCAATCACCGTAATCGTGTCCCATTTGCCAGAACTTGCGTAGGTCTCGAAGTTCTTGGAGACGCCCTTATGTCCGCCTACCAAAGCAGTGTCATCAACCAAACGACCTGTTTTTGCCGCTCTTGTTACATTTCGGCTGCGGGCTGTATCAATGTCGACTGTGACCACATGGAGTTCAACACGCTTGGCGCCCATAGCACGGTAGCCGTCTGCTTTGCCCATTGTTTTTGCTGCGCCGTTATTTGCAACGCCGTCAACCACAAGGTCCGAGCCTTGGCGTAGACCCGCTGCTCCCGTGAGTGCTGCAATTTGTGATGATTCCTCGTGATGGAAGTTAGCGGCTCGTGAGTCCTTTGCTGCAACCATCGAGTTGTACCCAGTAATTTGTGTCTTAGCCGAGTCTGGGTTTACATCCACTGCCTTAACTGGTCCGCTAGATGGGTCAGCGTTCGGTACAGAAACAACGCCATCTCTAATAGCACTGCTCTTTCCTGATGCGCCGCCGCCGCCCATCATGTAGGCATTTGGACCATCTGGGTTAACAGGGACACCGTCTAACTTCTCAGCGATTGCACCATCCCAAGCCGCTTGACGCTCTGGTGTCAAATGCTTGTAATACATGTCAGCAGTTGGCTCTTTAAGTCCAGCCGCCTGCATGTCAGCCGCTACAGCGTCAAGGTCACAATGGGTAACAAGACTTGCAGCGCCAAATTTTGTGCTACCGAGAATCATGCCCTCAAGTGTTGAAGGCGGTGCTAGAGAGCCTGCCCCACCCATCGCATCTATTGCTTCGCCGTCTGGGAGGCGCTTGCGACCCCAACGAACCTGAGCGGCATACTTTCCTGCTGCCGAGCGGTCGCCGCCGAACTTGCGCTTTGCTTTTGCTACCTCGGCAAAGGCGTATTGAGCCTTTTCGAAAGGAAGTGATTCAAGGCGCTTTGAGCCAGATGCCCAGAAACGCTCTCCGTCGGTGCGGACAATTGCGACCGAGCCGTCCTCGCCGTACAAACCAGCGACATTGAACACCTTGTCCTTGAACGATTTCGACAATGGAACAATCGCATACTTGACTCCGTCGATGACAATCGACTTTGACACTTCTGGCTCGGGCTGTGGCTCAACAATTTCGGCAGGAACGCCACTGATGAGATTGCGGACTGCGTCCTTCAATTGTTCACTGAAAGGAATTGCTTCCTTCTGTGCAGCGGTCCGCTGAGCCTTTAACTGCTCTGCGTATTCTGCAGCAACACTGGCGGTTGAGAAACGGTTCTTGATGACACCGCCAAAACCGCTGTCTGTGGGGATGCCCATTTCGACACGGGCTGCTGAGCCGCCGATAGAGAATCCTGTGATTTTGTTTTCCTTGACCATGTCCCAAGCCCAGTCGTTCCACTTGACCCCGAGGAAAACGGTGCCCGCTGGGTAGGTCACTTCCTTCGAATCGCCCTGTGCCTTCTTCATGTTTAGGGTTACGGGGACAGGGAAAGACATGGCTTCGACCCATTCGCCCGCCACGATGTCTGTGTTGTGCTGAAGGCGGATGTCACGGTCACCAAGGCGGACATAGTCCCAGAGAGCCTTCTGGAGTTCGTCAGCGTCTGACCATTCGCCGTGGGCATCTTCTTTGTTAGGGATGTACCAAGGACCGAGAGTGAACTTTTGTTCTTCGTTGGCTTTGTGAATCAGGTCCATCGCATCTGCGGCGGGCTTCTTCTTCTTTTGAGGTGTTTTCCAGTTGACGCCGTCTACATGGACTCCGCTGGAAGTTGGGTCACCCTTTTCAACGCCTTCTTCTTCAGCGATTAGTTCGTCGATGACTGTCTGGACGGTTGGGTCCATGTCGTCCCACTGAAGGGTGCCGTCAATCCATGATTGGGCTTGGGCAACGAGGTTGTTAATTGTTGGCATCGAGGAACTCCTTCTGAGCAGCCAAGGCTAATTCACATGCTTCAGCAAATACCAGTGCCTTACCTACGGTGTAAGACTGGTCTCCGAAGCCACGGCGGGGAATACCGTTTTCACTGCCCCATTTATCCATCACATTCAAAAGTTCTTTTTGTGGTGCGCCGATTCTGATGATGGAAATCTTTGTTGGTCGCATGGTCGAACCGAGGGCTGCGCCAGCCCAACGGTGGTGACCGTCCATGACGAAACCATCTGAAGAAACAACGATTGACCCGACTGGGTCTGCCGAGAACGCTTTATCTCCTCTGGCTGATTCTCTGCCGAGGATTTCAGCGGAAGATTTACCGTTGATGTTTCTTTGAGTTGCCTTCAAGGTGGCTGGGTCCACTGATTCATGGGACACCGTCAAACCTTGGCTTTCGACATCTGCAATGAATTCGGCTTTGCGGGCTGTGGGGACCTGAGGCATGTCCTCACGGTCTTTGGTGCCTCTCTGTTCGGCAAAGAAAGGAGTGCCAGCGATTTGAACCTCTCCGAGGTCCTCGGTGCCGTCGCCAGAAACAAGGCTTTTCACATAAGAGGGAACTTGGTCTTTGCTGATTGTCTTTGAAGGTGCAGTCGCATCGCCGCCTCTGCGTCCCCATCGAACCTGTGCTGCGTAACTGCCCGCTGCGGAACGGGACCCAAACTGGCGCTTTTCAACTGATTCAGAGTTAAGCACTGATTTAGCCCAAGTCCAGCCAGCGTCGCCGCCCCATGCAGCCCATGCCACACGACCTGCCGATGGGTATTGGTCTGAAGAACTGTCCCAGCCTTCGCCCTGTTTGTCCACTTCGTGGCGGGCAAAGTATGAGTTCATCCGCTTGATTGTGTCCAGACTTACCGCTTCGCCAGCAGCGAGGGTTTCTGCTCTGTAGCGTCCTGTAGCCGTGAAACCGTCGCCAGCCTGACCGTCGGCTATCCACTTCAGTGCCTGCTTTGCGGCGTTACTGACGGCTTCTGGAGGGGTGTAGGAAGCCTTTTGGATGTCCTCTTCGATTAGGTCTGCTTTGATGACCCAGAGTTTGCAGAGAGCCATCGGCTCAATCTGCCCTTCAACGATTTCACATGCTTGTCCGCCTTCGTAGAAGCAACAGTTGGCACACATGAGACCCTCTTCAGCAAAAGGGTTTTCGTTTTCAGGGATGTAATGGGCGCCGTCTGGACCGCTTGACTGGTCAAATAAGCCAAACGCATCAACGATTATCTCTAGCGCCTGATAGTGAGCCTGTTGGCGGGGAGTCAGGTCGTCGATTTCGTCCACTGCTGTATCGTACCGACCCAACCGTAGTAAAGCCGTACTAGAGGACGGTCAAGATTCTTGTTGTTCTGCCCACCGCTGACGAGCAGCGTCACGCTCATCATTGGAATCGGCTTTCCTGAGGTTCATCGCATCGGCTGCGGGCATTTCGTTGCCGTCCTCATCAATGAATGTCAGACCGAGAAGCCCGTCGTATTGAAAGTTTTCTTTGCTCATTCCATTACCACCTTAATGATTCGTGTGTATTCGGGACGGTTTCTACCGCTGTAGAGGTTTGGCTCTTCGCTGATTCCCCACACTTTGAACTTTCTTCCACGAGGTAATAATACCTCATGTTCCGACCTGTGCATACTTCTTTTACCCAGAATAGGATTCATCGGCAAAACTTTTTCACCTTTTCTGACCACGATTTCGAGGCGTACTCCAGTAATTGAACCCCATTGTTTAGCCAACGGTTTGTCTGTTGAGGTTGATGTGAACCCTTTATCCGAGAAAGATTCGCCAACTTGCACTTGTTGGAAGAACTCTACGGCTTTTTTGCCATCTCTGTTTCGAGCGATGTCGATTCCACGGTGAAAGACCATGTCCGTTGGCAGCGGTACGGCTGCTTCAAAGGCACGGTCCACGAAACCCACAACGGCTATTTTGTCATTTCCGTCACGAAGTTCAGCGTTAACCGAACCGCCCCTCAACTGGTATTCGACAACTGCACCCTTTTCAGTGCCATTCAAAATGCCGACTGAGCCTTCTGGGTACATCGCATCCAGAACGGCGTTGGCGTCATCTCTTGAACTAAGCGGAACCGTTGATGGGTCGAACGCTGGGGTTTCTCCTCCTCGGTTGCCCCAGCGGACCTGCGCTGCGTACTGGGCTGCTTCAGACCGTGACCCAAAACGACGCTCACGGGCTTTTTGAACTCCACCAGTTGGTTCCACCACAAAGGTCAATGTGAGACCCTCGCCACCCATGTTCTCCCACTCGCCGACTTGTCTCTTGACCAATCGCATACGGGTGTTACGGGGAAGGAGAACCTCTTTCTCGCCTGCGTAGGAATGTTTGGTGCCAAGCATTGTGTTGATGGGCAGGACTTTGCTGCCTTCTGGACACACAATTTTCATTCTGATTCGGCTTCTAGCGCCGAACTCATTAGCGACTTTGGAACTTGCCGTGGTTGAACCGAACGCTGGGTCGCTGAAGGACTGACCGACTTTCATCCCGTCGAAGAAAGCAATCGTTGCCTTGCCATCCTCGGTAAAGGATTTGAGGTCCAAACCACGGTGCAAAACAATCGCCTTGTCTATCGGTCCTGCAGCATCAAAAGCGGAATCCATTTGACCGACCGTTGAATAGGGTCGAATGACTACACCTTCGTTGGCTTGCCCTCGCAGGGCGCCGTTGATTGCCCAGCCTTCATCGGTGTATTCCTTGATTGCTGCTTCATGACCCGAGGTGAATGGGTAATCCTCATCGTCAGGAAATGGATACAAAGAATCAAGGTATTGCTCCATTTCGTTGGTGCCCATCTCTTTGACTGAGAGCGGGTCAAAATCGGGGGATTTCTTACCCCATCTGATTTGGGCGGCATGACGCCCTGCAGCAGAGCGGTCACCGCCAAACGACTGCTTCGCTTTTTCAAGGTCGTTCGCATCGAGCGACTCAAACGGAGCCATTCGTTGAGCCAATGCAGCAAAGTATTCTTCGTCATTCATCATTCGGTCATTCCCGTCACACTGACCCAACCCGTAGGTATTCGTCCTCCACGGTTGTTACTACGACCATCATCATCTGAATAACCTGTATCTACACCAACATTTTTCCACAATTGAGAAATTTGTCGATGTTGCGGCGTCCCGTATTTTGATTTTGGTCCGTCAATCGCATAAGGGATGTTGTCGGGGAATGGGAAAGGAATACGATGCCATGTTTCAATTTCTGGCGCACCAACAGGTGCTCTGCCTTTTTGCCCCATTTTCACATAGTCCCCAGCCTTTCCACCTTCTGAAGAGGAGAATAAATCTTGTCGTGGACTTCCACCGTTAGTCCACGGACGCTCAGGGATTGTCATCAAAGTGGTTGATTTGATTTCAGCATTAGTCACAATCGGTGCTTTGTATGACAACTCAACATGGGTAACGCCGTTTCTTTGTGAAATGCCAGTCACTTCAAGATTTCCGCTTATCAAATGTTCATCCGCTTTTTTGACAACTCCTTGACGAGATTGTGGAGTCAAACACTGGCTAAAAGGTAATGCGGGTGCATTTTTCACCGTGAGAACTACTGGGCTTGCGCCACCGCTGGCAGGCAAGCCAGTGCCAGTCAATGTTCCAGCGGCAAAGTCATCAGCAACAGATTTGTCGGTTGTCCAAGACGCTACTGGTTCAGAAAGTGTTCTTCCCACCACCAGAGGTTTGCCGCCAAACATCAAGTTGCCATCTGGGTCACTTTTCAATGACATACCACGATGCAAAGGCTGTTCTGGTATTGGTGAGTCATTGATTGCCAACATTCCTGACTTCATAGACGAAAAAATTTCGGTTTGAGACATAGTTGCCCTTTGCCAAGTGTCATCTTCTTCGTCCCAATCAGTTCCAAAAACATCGCTTTGTCCTGTGAGACCTCTCGCCGCACTTTGGAATGTCCCGTGGTTGTAAGTGAATTCTGCAGCAAAACGCTCAGCCTCTTTCGTCCCTACGAAGGATAAATAATCGGGTCCGCCAGTAGACGACTTCGTTCCTCGATTACCCCAACGGACTCTTGCAGCGTATTGAGCAGCAGCCGAGCGGTCACCTCCAAAGGATTGCTTGGCTTTCTCCATGTCGTTCGCATCGGAGTAAAAAACATCCTCTCCGATAGTGACATCAGTTTGAGGCGGGCGGATTGTTTGAAAATCAGCGACCTCCAGCAACGCTGCCGCAATAACTGCGTAAGCCCCTTCCTCAGTCGAAAGCGTTGGCTTAACCATGACAGTTGCGGACCCGCACGGAAGTTTTTCACCGTCGGCAATTATCTGGTCAACAAGGTCATAAACCTCGGAGACGGTGCATCGCATAACGCCGTTCTCCCACTCGGCTGTTTCAGCCATGGCGTTCACTTTGAAATCCCAGACCAGAATCATGCTGTTGCCATCACTCCCAAAACAAACCCAAGATGGTCCCTGTCAAAGTGGTCAGCATTGCCGCTCAACACCTGTTCAAAGCCTGTGGTCATCAATTCAAACGCTGTGAAACGGGTTTTGCTGTTGTCGAACATGCCGTAAGGTCCAGTTCGTTTTACGGCTTTGTCGTAACGGCGTCCGCTGTAGGCATTGGCGAACATGTCTGTATCAATTTCAACCACATCCCCTTTTGTTGTTGTCGCTACTCTTCTCTTGTCACGAACCTTTGTTTTCATTCGTTCTCTCAAACTCAACGCTCTCGACTCGTCTTTCCAGAATCTTGATTCCGTGAACGCTGTTGTTCTGTGCGTGATGAAAGCCACTTCAAGGGCTTGGATTGCTGGGCGTTTGTAAGTTATGTAGTGCTGCGTCTCGTGACCGACAACTCGTAGATTGTCCAATTCTCCACGCTTTTTCTGAGTATCCATGGTTGGGATTGCGATGACTGGTGTGTCGAAAGAATTGTTTGGCGTCACAAAATGACCGTTAGGCAATTTGTCGTCTGAACGAATCATAAGTCGACCACCTTTAGTCGAATCAGACCAATCTGTTGGCATTACTTTCCCAACAAGTTCAAGATTTGGGACCACAGCATCAAAAGCCTCTTGAGATGTTGAATCGGTCTTAAAGGCTGTGGCGTCATCTTTTCTGCCTATCTCGATTTTGCCTCCGCAAGGTCGTACCTCAGCCACAACATCCTGCATGTTCTTCGCATAGGCGGCTCTCATTTCTTCTTTAGTGGAGATTTTACCTGCGGCTATTTGGGCTTCTGTGCGGCTCATCGCCTCGCTTTCCATTTTCCCTCCCAATGCCAAAACACGGTCATGGATGTCTGCCACTTTGGGTGATGGAATCAACTCTTCATTAGCCGTGTTGACTTGGATGTCGCCTTTCGCATCGCTCCATGCGTAAGCGCCGTTGGCTGCCTTCGTGCTGGACCGTTGCATGTTGTCAAAACTGACTGTCTGATTTAATGCAGAAACTTCCACCCTCAATGCTTCGGCTTCCTCTCGCATTGCTTTCATGTGCGGCTTTTCCGTGGTTGAACTACCAGATGTTGTACCCCAGCGGATACGGGCTGCGTATTGGGCGGCTTCGGTACGGGTTGAGAACTTGCGCTTGCGTCCCTTTTCTACGACCAGTGAATCGACGGCTTGCCAGATACGACCGACGGTGTCTGAGATATCCGCAGCACTTTTTGCGACTTCAGCGGGTTCAGGAAGAATCTTCATCTTGCCTGTTCTATCCCTTGGTTCTGTACCGATTGAAATAACGGGGATGCCATGTTTTGCGGCTCTCTCGACCAAATCACTTGTTCGTCTGTTTGCCACGATGTAAGCAACATCAGAAAGTCTTACGCCACCATGGATTTGCGCTTCCGAATACTCCGTTCGGTCACCACGCCTAATTTTCCCAACTTTGTCGGAGGGATGAATTGGGGCATCTTTGGGGAACTTGGTATATGGGTGTGCTTGCCCTCTGGTGATTGGTCCCCGTACTGGCGAAGGATTGCGATTTTGCCCAAGAGAATCAACAACCGAAAATGTTGAGCGGTCCGAAACTTGTGGTTTCATAACGAACTGGATAGTTCCGTACTGCTCTGCTCCTGTTGCGATTGGATGTTGAACACCAACAGGATGAAGCGTCGCATAAACAGGTCGACGGTCGGGAATGGTCGCTGGGTGTGTTCCGTAGGCAACGGCTTCGTGGGCTGCTCGACCTTGGGGATTCAACGCTCCTCGGCTGGTTTTAGTCTCGAACTGGGTCGTGATACGACCTCCAGTAAGAATTGCTGAAGCACCTGCCTCGGTGACCGTCATTGCAATTTTCATTTCTGGCTGAGACACCAAATCTTTGGTTTCTTTTAATGCCTCGTCCTCTCGTCCGATGAGGAACTGCTTTTCCCTGTGACGAATGACGGTTTGGCGAGCCATGCTGCTTGCAAGTTGAAGGCGCTCATCAGCACGAAGTGGGTCTGCCGATGTTCCTGAATTTACAAACTGACGATAATGAGACCCGTATTTCCCTATTTCATATTGATTTTCTGGTGAAATGCTGTCTGGACTCAACACTTTTGCGTAATAAGCAGTCAATTTTGCCTCAAGGACCATCTCGTCGTTGAAGGGCAAACTGCTTGTTTCTGTCTTTGTAAGACCCTCTTGAATGTCTGGGGGGAGGCTTTCAAACAAAAGTGGTTTGAATGGAGCACCAGTCGTAATTGCCTCGTTGACATCGTCGGTCGGCTCCATTGGAACACCATTCGATGCTGCAGAAGCGTTCGCATCGGGAGTTGTAGTCCCCCATCGAATTCGTGCAGCGTATCGAGCGGCTTCTGCTCTCGAAGCGAATTGCCTCTTACGACCTTTTCCCAACGGTTCGTCTGGAGCATCAATGATTTCCCAAGAATCATCTCTGAACATCGCATAGATGTTCTTGACGGGAATGACCACTCCCTCTTCGTCAACAACATGACCAGTTGGAACGGTCTCCTCAAGGTCTGTGCCTTCCCAAAGATTGGCGAAACCTGTTTGGAAGAGCGACCGTTGTCCGTTTGTAGCGATGAGTTTCAACATGTCAGACCTCGGGCGGGACCAGAATCATGCGGCAGCGGCAATTGGGATGTGCAGGGGGCGCTAAAAGCCCGTTGTCGAAAGGTGCTGTCACGGGAACTTGCTGTCCATTCAGCGGGGCACAGAAATCGCACACGCTGATTCCCTTCCAGCCAGATGGTCCAGCCATCCATTCCTTCTTGGTCAACGAAAGATTGATGAGACCTTTTTCGCCTGCCTGAAGCCACGAGAGAAGGGTGCCTTGGTTTTGTGCAGCCATCACTTCGGTGCGGGCAATGTTGCGGGCACGGGCACGAATTAACTTCTGGCGGTATTTTGCGGCGTTCTGCTGAGCCATAGTGACTGCCCGCTCAGAGTTGACCCCTTCGGCAATAAAACGCTGTACATCACGCTCATAGGCGTTGTTGACGGCTCTTTGCCAGCGGTCGTGGAGACCGACAACCTGCTCGATTTGCTTTGCAGCCTGAGGAACGGTGACGCCATTAGCAATCGCATTGGAGATGATTTGGCGGATTGCTTGCAACTGCTCATCTTGAATCTGGACAATCATCTTGCCTGCACGAAGTCTTGCCCAAGCAATTGCCCTCGGGTCTGATTTGTCGAAGGACATAGCGATGCTTAAACCCGTTGGGAGGTCCTTGATTGCCCGTACAGCGGCTCGAAACGCCTGTCTTGACATAACACCAGTGGCGCTTGGAATCTGCGCTGAGAGGTGCTGTACAACGGCGTCAGAGAGAAGCGTCTGGAAAGTTGCAAGGGCGTCTGCTCCGTCACCGATTCTGCGGGCGGCTTCACGGACTACAGCGTCAAGCCCCATCATTGCTTCTCGATAGGGAGCAGCCATCGCATCAACATCCTTGAGGAGTTGAGGGTCGATGGGCTTTACATTCTTCGTGACCCGTTTACTTCTTGGGCTGACGAACGGCACCTGATGGCTCCTGCTTGGCTTCGGCTTTCATTGGTACGCCTTCGGCTTCATCAGGCGCTGGAGCCTCACCAGATTCGTCTGATTCCTCTTTAGGCATTTCCATCTCTTCAGCGCCCAACTGCTCCTCTGGAACGCCTTCTTCGCCTTCGACCTTTTTGGGAAGGTTGGTGAGGTCTCGGAGGTATTCGTCCAGTCCAGAGTCGACAGTGATTGCTCCTGCCTGCACCATCTTGGAGATGAAGTCTCCGAGGAGGGCGAGGTCGACATGGGCGATTGGCTCAGGCTTGATTAAAGGCAGTTTGTCGACGGGCATGCCGTTGAGTTTGAACAAACGAGGCAACGCATGGTCGTTGAACACTTCAGCGATTGAGTTGCAGATTTGCTGGATTGCTGTGGTGAACAAGTCAATCTTGGATGCACCGAGAGCGAAAGAGCCAACATTTTCGTGTCCGAGAAGAATGAAGTCTGCCAGTACCACCATGGCGATTCGCTGGTCGTAGCGGGCGACAATGGCGTCTGTGTTGAATTGGCGTGAACCGCCGCTGGAGAGAAGGGTCAGTTTGTAGGTTTCACGACCTTGGCTGTCGTAAGCCAATGGGAAGAGAATTCCCTCGTTTTCGTTGCGCTTGATTCCACGAATCAGGGCTTGGATGGCGTTGCGGGCTGCGACCTCTTGTGGTGTGGCAGTTGAGGACAACATGGTCGGCGGGACATAAGCGACGGGCAATCCTGCGAGGTCACGCTCGATACCGACGGCTTCGATTTCTTCGATGGTCCGCTTGAACTTCCATGGGCGGTACGCATTGCGGAGAATGGAGCGACCTTCTGGGTTGCTTCGTGCAGAGACCGTGCGGAACAAAAGCATTTTTTCGATGGGGATGAAAACAACGCCTCGGGAGACATAAGGGTCCATCTGGTTGACGCCTTCGATGGAGCCTGTGTCGTCAAATTGCCATGACCAGACTGTTTCCTGAGCACGAAGAGCGACTTTGCGCCAGCCGATTTTGCCGTCGTTGTACTTGGACCGTTTTGAGCCGTCTTTTTGGTTCAGTCCGTTTCGGCGCTTGTAAACGATTTCGCATGGGGCGTAGCCGTAGACGAGGAACGAGAGAATCTGTTGCAGCATCACTGACCATGATTCGCTCATGTCGTTCATGCACTCTTCGACGAACTGGGCTGAGGCGAGGGCTTCCTCGGTTACTTCTTCGTTTTCGGCGTCTGTGAATGGTTCGACATTCCAGTTGATTTGGAGAATGAGCCGTTCGATGGCGAACATCATGGCTCCAACGATGGGGTCGTTGTCTGCCATTTCACGCCAAATCTTGGCGCCTTTTTGTCCTTGTAGACCTTGTACGAAGTCGTCAATGACGAAGCCCGAGGTGCGGCGTAAGCCAGACGAGCCGATTTCAATCATGTCGTCTTTTTCAGCCATGCGTCAATCCTAATGCTTTAGTGCGGTGATGCTTCACTGCAGGGTGGTTCAGTCGTCGGAATCGGTTTCGAACATTCCGTTGGTCATGAGTGTCGAAACGAGTTGCAAGGCTTGATGTTCTTGAAACCCCGATTCCATAAGGGTTAGGAACATTTCATGGAGGGCTGCTGTCGCTGTGCGGAGCGGTGACCATTCATCCTCGTCGTATGCCATGAACGCATAATAGCCCGCACGATGGCGGGCTACCTGCAGGATGTTTTGGTTTTAGAAGGCTGGGAAAATCCCGAGTGCCCAACTGGTCATTGGTTCGAGGAACACATCGGCGCTTTGGGCTTCCCAGTGGCGCAATGCCCAATCGTAGGGTCCTTCTTCCCAGACGATGTGAGGTTGTCCTCCGTGTCCGAGCCAGTCGAAGTCCATGATGAGTTTCGGGGCGTTTCGACTATCGGGCTTTATCCCGTAGTGGTCGCATACCTGTTTGAGGACCGAGGTGGCTTGCGCCTTGGTCACTTTCTTTTGTTTGGTGGTCATTGTGTTTCCCTTTCTTAGACCAGAGCGACGCTGGTTACTTCGAACTTTGTGTCGCCGTTAATTCCGAGGTGCTTTGTCTTGTAGTTGAAGATGCTCTCGGCGATGTTGTGCTCAAGAACTTCGACGATTTCGCCGCAAACCTTGATTACTGCTTCTGCTGGGGTGTCGGCTTCGACGACCCAGAACATTCCGTCCGAGGCGTGAAACACCTTGTATTCAGTGACTTTTTTCTTCATTGGGTAAATACTCCTTTGAGTAGTGCGTTGTAGTTGTTGGCGATTGCTTCGGCTTCTTCACGAGTCTGGCAAAGTTCGATGATGTGGCGGTCGTCGTTGTGCTGGAACACTACGAAGAACTTTGCTTGGTCCTGCGTCATGCTGTTGCTATTTGGGATAACTATGTGCTTTGGCTTCATTGGGTCTCCTTCCCAGATTCAGATTATCCGATGTGACATCTTGGGTCAAGTCAAAAAGGCTCGACATCCTTGACGGTCAACTTGAACCACAGACCGAACAGGCGCTGCTTCACAGGGGCGAGATAGTGGCACTTCCAGCACACTGTCATCGATTCGTGGCACCACTCGGAATAGTGCGTTTTGACGATGAGCGTTTTGCGCTCGCCGTAATGAGAGTCGCATCGAGCGAGATACATTTCTTTTTTCATGAGGTTCCTCCTTACAGGAATCGGGCGACTGGGTAGAGCAGCACTGCTTTGATAAATCCGCCATCCACTAGTGCTGGAGTGTCGCAGCCGAAATACTTTTTGAGAATCACGGCTTTAACGATGAAGAGGGCGAACATTTTTACCTTTCAGTTAGACCCAGCGGAGACCGACCGCTGTGTGCTCCAGTGTTTTCATCAGAGCAATCAATTTCTCCGCATGCTCCTCAGTTGGCTCTGTCGCCAATGCCTGAGCAGCGTGAGCGATTTGCTCAACGGTTGCTCTGGCAAAAGGACCAATCTCAACCGCCTGTGCGAGGCGCTCTTTCTTGAGCATCTTGACCTTTCCCTTTCTGGAGGAGGCTTCCTTCCCCCTCCATAAAAAGATTACCTCATGTGAAATACCCGTGTCAAGTCAATCGGCACCTAACTCTGAGTTTGTTGGTGCAAGGCTTTTCGAGTCAGCATCTCGTCAACCCACTTGCGCTCTTCGTTGACCTTCTTCTCGACCTTCTTGGCGTTGGCGGCGAGAATCTCGGCGACCTCGATGCCCTTCTTCTGAGCCATCATTTCGAGGACCGATTCGAGGTTCGCATCGTCGTAAGCGTCAGGACCGAAGCCGATGTAAGTCTCCGTTGGGTAGAGCGCCTTGAGGGTTTTCCATGCCAGCGCCTCTGTCACCCAGAGTTCCGCAGCCCGCATTGTCTTGAAGGCTTTCGACCAAGAGTGAACCTCTCGGTTGTTGCGGTCGCATCGAATGACCACTTCGTCACCGTCGAGGCTGAGGCTCTTGGCTGCCTTGGCTGCCTGACGCTCTGCTTTGACTGCGGCGGCGGCATCCTTGGCTTCCTGTGTGCGGCGTCCGACGCCTTCGCACCAAGCGACTGGAGCGGTTGGGAAGCAGAAGGTGCAGAGGATTTCGCCCTCGGCGGCTACTGCCTCGGCTTCGCTGTCACCGCTCAACTCTGGGAGCCATGCGTACTCAGTGGTGGGGTAGCAAGAGTGGCAGTTCATGTCCTTGTGGATGTGACCCTGACCAGTACCGACCACGAGGTAGAAGCGGCTCCACTTCTCGTGTTGCCAGATTTTCTCAAGGTAGATGTACTCGGTCTTGAGAAGGCTCAGTTGGTGGTTCACCGACTTGATTTCTTCGAGGCGCTGGACGACCCAAGGGTCAGTGCTGATTAGGAGTTCGCTCCATGGACCTGACCAACTTTTGTTCTGCCAGTCGTAGCGTTGACCGCCTGCTCTGCGGGTTTCATCGACCAGTTTTTCCAATTTGAACTTGAGTGGTTCGATTTCCCAGAGAATGTCGTAAATTCTCTTGTCGGTTTGTTTTGCCTTTGTTGTCATTGGGTCCCTTTCTTCCCACTCACAATTTATCCGCTGTAGCAGTGTCTGTCAAGCCAATTTCTGGTGAGCAACTGCCGAAGCCGCCGAAGAAATCATGAAGCCCAACTGGTCAGCAAAAATGCCATCCCAAGCCTCCTCGATTGTCATCGCATCGCCGTCAATCACAATCCGCTGGACCTCGTACAAGTCGAAGTAGGTGTACAAGACTCGGACGGCGTTCTTTTCGTCGATTGGCAACAAAACGCCCACTGGGGTGTATTCGCCTTCGGCGTTTACCGAGACGACACGCTTGTAGAGAGAGCCTGAGACGAGTTCAAAGACTCTGTCGGGTATTTGCCCCACAAGGGTCTGTACATCGCATTGGCGGTACACAGAGAGCGGCTCCGTGAGGCTGGTGTGCAAGTGGTTCATCTTTGTCATTGGTTCCTCCTTAGGACACATAAACGGTGTGGGCTTGAACGAGATGGCGTTCGCCTTGGACATCGATGTCGACCCAAGCGCCGTCTGGCGTTCCGATGATTCCGAGCACCAAGCACGGAATGTGAATTGATTGCTCAACCATCCAATGACCCCCAACGGGGTTATCGAGCGCCTGAGCGAAAACGATTGAATCTATTTTCTTCATTGGTTTTCCCTTTCTGTTGAAGATTTTGTTGTTAGTCCATGCGGGCTTCAGAACCCGCTGGGATGCCGTACTTGCGAAGTGTCTCAGCGACCGCTCTGGCGTAAGCAGCGTTGATTTCCATACTCTGGCAGGCGGGTGTGCCACGGGTGCATTGTGGGTGAGCGTGAGCCACGAGACCGCCGTAGTAGGAGTCGATTCTGGCGTGACCCTCAGCCTTGAGCCACTTGGCGAATCCGCCGTTGGCAGGCTTGATTCTGATGAGACCGAAGCCGCAGACGCCGCTCGGGACCGCCCACTGTTTTCCGCCCGCTCTTGGTGAGCCGTCAAGATTCGCATCGACCACCATCATTGGTGTCGGCACGGTATTTCTTGCCGCCTCTTCTCCAGCCGCCAGCGCCTTTTTCCAGACTAGGTAGTAGTCGGATTTAGTGAGTGTTGCCATTAGAGGCTCCCTTCCTTTGTTTCGAGTGTTTCGACCAGAGCGACCTTTGCTCCGCCGAGAAATCTGACGCCGTATTCGTGAGCCATTTTGCGGCACACTTTGACCGAAGCGCCTTTGAAGATGATGTGGCGAGCGTTCTTGTAAACGACCGAAACAGTGACCGCTCCGCTAGTCAATGGGTGAGTGGCGATGATTAGTTCGTTGTCGGTAATCATTTGGCGTTCAATGCTGCCCAGTAAGGAATGGTCTTGGCGACCTTTGCCTTGGCGATTGCGATGTCCAAGTCACCGAGACCGAGGTCCGCCATTCTTTTGGCAGCGTGACCTCGCTTGACGGCGTAGCAGCGGAACTTGATGTTCTTCGCTGTTGGAATCTTTCTCATTTTCCCCTTTCCCTCCACCTACAATTTACCCGCTGTAGGTGCTTTTGTCAATTCAATTGAATTCGCCCGTTTCGCCTTCATCTTCGAAGAACCAGCCATCAGCGCCGAGTTCGCTGTTCGCATCGATGACGGACCAAAGTTCCGACTGCGCTGCAGCCCATCTTTTGGCGAGACCGATGTGCAGGAACGAATTGTTGCCTTTGAGGAATTCGTAGAAACAGTCGCCCGAATCTTCATCGACCATGATTTCCCACAAAGAGGCGACGACCGAGCCAGAGCAGAAAGCCCTGTCAAGTGCATCGCATCGGGTGTACTCGATTTGCATCAATCCGAGGTCACAGCCCGCCTGCTCTTGAATCCATTCGACGGGTTCTTCACGCCCCAGTTCTTCAATGTAAAGCGGGACGGTCTGGACTACCTTCTTGCGCCAAGTGAAGTCGTCCATCTGTTGATTCTTTCAGTTTCGTGGTCTTGACAAGCGGACAGAGGAAACCTTTGCCGCAATCACAGTCCAACGCTGCAATCGTCATTTCGTGACGGTAATTGCCAATCTCGATGGTCGGCAACTTGCCTGAGGTGCAGAATTCGACAACTTTGGCATCTAACTGTTTGGCATCAACCAAAACCCTTGCATACGCCCCTAGAAGGCTCTGTATGACGAGTTCTCGGGTGATGGTGCCCCTTAGGTCAACGACGGTCATGAGTTGCTCCCTGTCTCCCACACAGCCAGTGGGAACATTTCACGGATTTCTTGTTCTGAGCACTGCGGGAAGAAAGTCACGGAATGGTCAGAGCCAGAACCGTCCTTTTCTGCCATTTTGATGTCTACCGAGTACCACGGGTTGCCGAGTCTTGAATGGACCCTGACCAAAACATGGAAATGTCCGTTGTCGACATGTTTGTCGCTTCGCCTCGGGTGGATGTTGATTGAGGTGCTCATGGCTCCTGCCTTTCTTTTCTTGAGATTGTCTCTGACGGGTGTGTCAAAGTTTTAGTAGATGCGTAGCGGGTCATCGCTGTTGATGATTCGCATGGCTACTTCGTCGCCGAAGCCGCAGTCTTTGAGGAAGTTGCGTCCTTGTTCGGCTGTGAACTGGTCGAGGTTTCCCTCCCCGATGACTTCGAAAAGGATGCTGAGAGCCATTTGTCCTCGGTCGATGTAGTTCGGTTCCGACGATGAACTCATGTCATCGAAGAAGCCGTGGCTCTTGACCCCCTTTGCGATGGATTTGCTGATTGCTTCAATGTTGACGCTCATTGCATCCGCCTTTCTTAGTTTGAGAGTTTGTTGAACACGATGAAGTGCATCGCATCGGCGCACTGCTGGCAGTAGTGACCTGCCCAGTCGCCTGCTTTCGGTCCGCCTGCGTAGACGGTGGCTTCTGCTCCGCATTGCTGCTCACATGGCTTGGTTGCTTTGTCCATTGGACCTCCGTTAGTAGGAAAGGGCGAGGCGAAGATGACCGTCGAGGTGGTCCTTGACCTCATCGACGAAACCGATGATTTCGAAGAAAGTCAGGGCTGCTGCTGGTTCGTCCTCAAGGTCAGCGATTGCTGCTGGGAAGTGAACCTTGAAATCGTCAAGGCACATCTGCAGATTTGCGGCTACAGCGCCCTTGGCTAGAGCGGCAAGGCTGGTGTGCTCTTTGATGGCAAGTTCCACTTCGTGTGGGCTTTGCGACAGCGGAGCGAGTCTGTTGAACGCAAACAGTGCAACCTTGGCGGCGAGTGCCGCTTCAGTTGGCGATTTGAAAATGGTCATTGGTTTCTCTTTCTTGGTTTTAGTTGGCTGTTGTGACTGTTGTGATTGTCGCCACTACGAGACCGTAAGCGGTGACTGCCTTTGCGTAAGCCTTTGCGTCGGCGAGGTTGTCAAATGTCGTTGTACAATCTGGCAATCCATCTGGGGGTTTGTCCCAGATGTTCACCAGATACTTGGTGTTCATTTTCTTTCCCTTTCTGGAGGCTTTTCTTCCCTCCACCTAAATCTTACCTGCTGTGGTTTCTTATTGCAATGAAGCCAGAATCTTTTGGCACATCGCCTCTTCGTCCTCGGTGTACTGGCGGAACCAGTAATCCTCGGGGTCGGTGAAAGCAATCCACTGGGTGAAATGCTCGACGACCGAGGCTAAGGCTGCCTTCTTGGTCTTGAAAGGCTCGTGGTATTCGAGGGTCCTTTTCCAATCGGCGGCGTCAAGGTCGAACATCGCACACCAATCGAGAATGTCGAGGTCCTTGATTTTGATGCTTGCGATGACCCAGTCCCACTGGACCTCAACTTGCTTCTGGTGGGCGACGACGGCAGGGGCGAAATGGTTTGGGCGGTGCTTTTTGACACAATCGACGGTGATGACCTTGGGGTCAAAATCCTTGAGCATGATTACTTTGCCCACTCTGTCTCGTGGAGTGCTGCCAACTCCTCGATGATGTCCAAGATGCTCATTGTGGCTGGTGCCTCCATCTTGGCGACGATTGGAGCAGCCATCATCTTGGCGATGATTTCTGGTGCCACCATCTTTGCGTGAATGGCTGGAGCGGTCATTAGAAGTTTCATAACGACTTTTCCCTTTCTGGAAGGTCCCTTTCCCCTCCACCAAAAGATTACATCGGATGAACTATCTAAGTCAAGTCATGACCAAGGATTGACTTGGTCCAATCCAATCGGCGACACAATCGGGTTCGGCTCACCATACGGCGGCTCGTAAATGGCAAGCAAAATGGCTTCAGCACGGTCAGGAGAACTCATACCACGCTTCTTCATCGCCTGCTTCGATTCGATGATGATTCGACCTGAAGAATCCGAGTGATACGACGGCGTTGACAACTGGGTGAGAATTCGACGGTCCGCTTCGATTCGCATCGGGATACGCCCATCCTTGTCTGGGGTGACCATTTCACGACCGTTCCACCACATTTCGGCTCTTTGATTCTTGAACTTGTCCGCTTGCCCAGCCCGCTCCGCCACATTGACGGGAATGATGATGGATT